TTCATCTTTAAATGCTTTCTTCCATAGTAAGATTCTACATCAATCTCATGTAAACGTGCATTTCTAACCACATCCCTACTCTTAGAGAACTCTATATAGCTAGAGCAAGTCCCATGACATCCTATATGTCTATCCTTACACTGAAAGCAAGGAGCATTTTTTACCTTAAAATCACCCATAGATAACCCCAAATAAAAATAGATACATCGTATATAACTATTACTATTATATACGATGTATCTACTAATTACAAGACTATTTAATTACCACGGACTGTCTTGACTATCTTCTTCACTAGTGCCTTCTTCAAAGTCGCTCTGAACATATTCACCATCATCAATAGCTTTTAATATCTCTTTGAACTTATCAGTAGCTACTTCATTTACATCAATATTAGCTAAATTTAACATTGCTTTAAGCCATTTAGCCTTATCAATATAATCAGCATAAGATTCTAGGAATGCACTACTTGAATCAATCATTTGTAGGTTTGATACATACTCTTCAACTTTAGTAGCTGTTTCGCTAGTAGGTAATGGTCGCATATAAATCCTAAATGCACCAATATCAGCACCACGTCCACGATACCTCAAGTAGTTTTCACATAAGTCCATAATACCATTAATTAAGATTTGTTGTACCCTAATAACAGAACGAGCATACCTCAAGTCTTGCTTAACAAGAGAGTTATTCCCCATAGAACCTAAAGACTCAGCAAAACCTAAATACTGTTTAGGAACTTTCAAACTAGCAAAAAGTTTATCCGTAAAATAATCTACGTCAACAATAGACTGAACGTCAATGCTATCACCAACACTATCAACAGTTACATCGCCCTTACCATCTCTAGTAGGTAAATAGATATTACTGTTAATAGGTACAGGAGATGGGTCAGACCTAAATCCTACCCCCTTAGACAATTTAGAGTTAGCTTGAAATCTACGTCTAACATCTGACAACATTTGTTGAGTCTGACCAGGGTTAGCATTACCTACCTCTACTTTAACAAGATTAAACTGTGTTGAACGAGCAATACGTGATAATACAAGAATGTTATCAATTAAAGCGTTAATCCTAAACATAGTTCTTGCACTATCAACAATAGAAGTACCTACTACCCTATAACAAGTAACTTCTTCTTGTGTATTATCTGACTTCCTAACATTTAACTTAATCTTTTCACGCTTAGACAATTTAGAAGAAATGAAATGTACAAACTCATCACTCTTCTCAAACTTAGCACTACCACTTACTGAAGTAGAACCACCTACACCACCAGAGAACTGACCAGCGTCACGATAGCTACCACTATCAAAAAGGTAATCTTCATCTTCATACCCTAGAATGTTGCCCATATATTCAATACGAGAAACTAAATAAGGGTTAATAACGTCTTCATAATATACTGACTTTATTCCACTATTTACAGAACCAGCATAATATTCCCTACGTCTAAGTTTAAAGTCACCATGCTTAACAATTTCGTATGCCCAAGACCAAATCCTATCTTCTACCTTTACGTTATTAAATAAGAAATCTTCAATGAACTTCTTTAAACCTTCGTCGGTAGATTCAACCATAACTACCCTATTTGTCGTCTCATCAGGAGTACAAGAGTCATCTGCAATAATTTCCATAGCAGAACCTATAACAGAATCCCTTGACATTTCTTCATTTTCTAAGAAAATCTCGTTTAATGAATAGTCACCACGAATTCCATCAATAATCTGACCTAATGTATTATTGTCATCTGTGCCTAATAATTGTTGTAAATTACTAGGGGATAAACTAACACCCTCATTAATACTCTTTGAATGAATACTTTCAATATTACCGTCAAAAAAAGTATTGCCCCTATTATCTTCAACAATCTTAACTTCCCTAATGATATCAGTATCAATACCCTCTTTAACAGTATTTACACCATCTATAATATCACTAGAAGTATTAGTATCCTTATTTCCCCTTCTATTTACAAATAAGTCATACCATGCCATACATACTCCTTATCTATAGAAACCACCATTAATCTCTATTTCGTCAATCATATCATCTATTTGTTTGTCAATCATCTCTTCTACAGAAAGTTTATTAGGTGCATCTATACCAACATATGAACCTATATTATTAGCCATCAAGAAGTCATTAAATGTCCCTTTATTACCCTCTGCATCTGATACAGAACTTTGTAACGCATTCTGAATAGCACCACACAAACTATCTGCTACGTCCTTAGAACCTACCCTAGTTCCTGTAACACCATCATTACCCTTACCTTCATACTCTACAAAGCCATCATCTGTAACAACCTTAGGATGGTCTACTTTACGTCGAATCCTATCATGTAATAGGTTTAATAATTCATATCGAAGAATAGGATAATCATATAGTTTTATACGCTTTTCATACATTATCTCTACTAAGTCAAGATATGGTTTATCAGTTCTATCAACAGACAAATAACCTACATTAAATCCCATCTCCTCAAGAATCTGTCTTGATTCCTCAGAGTTGAAAATATCGTATGTTAACTTACCTATCTTCATACCTACAACATTTACAAGATAAATAACGAAATTACGTATCTTATATATAGCTATCTTCTTAGGTGGTTTAGGTGGGTTAATACGTAACATAAAGTCAACACCAAATACTGGCTTTTTAACTCCATCCTCTTCTACAATACTATCTACATACACACAAGATATACCAGTACTATCTGTCCTAAATGATTGGTCAATATGAAGATACCTAGGTCTTTCAGGATACTTTAACCTAAAATCATCCCTTAGATAATCTTTAACATTAATGTCATCGCCTGTAGAAATAACTATTTCTTTAGAAACAAACGGATGATGACGATTCTCATCTATACAATCTTGTAACACCATAGGTGAACTAAACAGTTTACCCTGTGAACCAGTAGAAACACCACCAATATCTTGTAAAGACCTTAACAAATTAGCCTCAAAACCAGCCCTCAAATCCACAGGAACTTTTAAGAACTTAGACTGCATATGAGGTGGTAACTCTTCTATTACTTTATTAATAGAATTATAATCCTCTAACCCATCAATATATTTATGTTTAGACATACCTTCAGAAACTCTATAGTTATTTACATCATCTGTAGAATTAACTATATTAGCCTCTAAGTAATTAGAACCCTTAAACACATAGAAGAACTTCTTACTAAAGTTTTTAGGCTTAACATCCCATTGAGCAGGAGCGGCAACTATAGTATGTGGGTCATTCCTAGATAACCTAATCTGACGTTCAGTAGCTGAGTTTTCATATGTAGCAGATGATACCAAAATATTTAATGAATGATTGACACCACCATCTATGATAAAACGTGAATTTGACCTATTCACAATATTAGCATATAAATCAGTAGCCTTTTCACTATCCTTAGACGGACCACCACCACCTAAAAAGTTAGCTTCATCGAGCATAGAACATATAACACTCATACCAATACTATCATTAGCACTTGAACCATATGCATAAGAAATACCCTCAGGGAATACTAATAAAGAATTAAGCCTAGGATTCCTCTGAAAGTTTTCATTGAAATAAGGGGAATTATCTATTAATGCCCTATACTCACCAAAGCCAGTACGTTCTGCCTGTTTCTGATTAACAGAGAAATACAAAAACATAATATTTGTTTTTGACATTAAATTAAACATAGCATTAATATTTCTAAAACAAGACAACTCATACATCTTACGCATCATGATTAGTTCTGCAACGGTTGATTTACCTATACCTATTGAGCCACTTAATATGACGGAATTAATCTTTTCATCATCTTTTCTAGTATCTCTGAAGATATCTACAATAAAGTCTTTCCAATAAGGATATATGCTCTTTTGGTCAGAACCTACATAGTAATCAGAATTAATCCAATCTTCAATCCTAACTATATCCCTAATCTGCTCAACTCTACCACTATCTTCCCTACGATGCATCTCTTCTTGTAGAAGTTTTACAAAGTAGTCTTTTTCCCTATCAGTCATGGCAGTATAAGAACTAGAATCGCCTAATAAATCTTCTAATCTAGCACTACCCATATATTAACCCTTTGACTTTGTAATCGCATATAAAATTTCTTTTAGTTTATCACTAGGAACAGATGCCAATAACAATGCTAACTTATCAATATCTGTAGAACCATCATTATATTTCCTACGTTGCTCTTCTAATGCTATTGCAGTACGTTGATTAATCCTTGATAATTCAGCATACATTGTAAAAGCCATACGTACACGACTCTCTAACTCATCAGGAGGAAGATTCATCGCTGCCGACTCACTAAATAAAATTTCATTAGAAACATCTAAAAACTTTTGTAATTGTGACATCAATGTAAAATTAGTTAGTGTATTATGAGTTAACCCATATTTAAACTTTACATCTGTTGCACTTACATAGCGATTTAAGTCATCTGATGGCGCTAAATCCTTACCATCAATCCAATTCTCTAAATCTTGATTTACATCACCACTACCAGTAATTGTAGTATGACTCTTTTCCTCAGCATCTAATACGTCCATTGCTGAAGTCATTGAATTTAAAACAGTCCCTTTATCAGAACTATCTTCTCCACTACTATCAATATCTGTACTCTCTTGTTGACTATCTTTAGTATCTGTAACCTCTTCATCTTTATCACATTGTGATAAAATAGAGATTAAATCATTATTATCAATAGGAGATTCCATATTTTAACAAACTTACCTACTCTTTATCTTCTGAAACTTCTTCTGTAATATCCTCAGAACTATCATTTACTATATCAATATCATTAACACCTTCTGTATCTTCTGAATCAGTATTATTAGTACTCTTCTTCAAAGCAAAAGGTTCAATGTTATTTACAAAATTTACAAGTGCATCACCATCTAAAGTATCTTTTGTGCCTAGGGCATTAGCAACTGACAATACAATACGTTTGGTCGCTAACTCCGTTTTCTTATAAATATTCCCAGCATTCACAATAGATGCATTAGAAAAATTCCATCTCTTAACATAAGAATAAATCTTTACATTAATAATGCCACGCTCTAAAGCCTTATTGCTAGGAATATTAAAATTTGTACCACTACAAATATCAATAAACTTTAAATAGTCATCACCCAACATATATTTAACAAACTCTAATACAGGATTACCAATAGAAACACTCAAGTATTCAGCATACAAATCTTTCTCTTCATCGCTCATAGTAATTGTAGAAATAGAACCATAAGAACTCATATCACACCATCCTTAAATAATGAACTCAACTCTCGTTGTCGCATCTCCCAAAATAGTAAACCTACTACACGATTTACCATATCTTCATTGCATTTCAAAGTACCGTCTTTCTTATGAGTAATATACCCATCAAAAGTAAACCCATATGATTTTAATTTTGAAATAACTTTATCTTCTAAGCCATCCCCAAAACATTTAAACTTCATACAAATTAAATGCACTAAGCTATAATCTACAGTTGCTACTTCATCTTCAAAATAGTAATCTAAACTGCCACCATCATCGAAAGTTGTGTCAAAATCAACAGTATCAAACTTATTCTTATGATACAAGAAGTTGTGCATGTCATTCCGCATACCAGTATACAAGAATGTACATAAATTCCCTTTATCTCTTCTAAAATTGTCACTATGAATCATTCTCACAGCTTTTAGTACACCAATAGAAACTAAATCTTCTTTATCTTCTCTACTGGCATAGAAATGCTTTCTAACAATAATCTCTGCTAAAGTTATTAGTTTAGTAGAAAGCACCTCTTCATTTAACAAATCATCTTCATAAAGTTGTAAAGCCATTTAATTAATACCCCATAATTTTAAATCTAGATTGTTAAACAGAAAATGTCACTACTCTACCATATTATAGCACAAAAGTGCAGATATTAAAATTAAATACCTACACTTTTCAATATTATTTATATGTAATTATTACTACTTGCTAATAATAGAATCAATGAAACCATACTTAGCATCTAACTCAGCCTTTAAGACTTCCAATGGGTCAAGATTATCTTGTAAAATCATATCGATGTTATTCTTAGAGAAACCACTCATAAGTACTAACCCATTAGCATTCTTTTGTAAAGGAATAGTATTATTATATTCACTCACATTCCAAAAGACCATCTTAGGTAATGAATACCCATTAGCCTTAAATTTATTAGCAATACCTTCAAACAATGTAATATCTTCTGAGTCTGCCCTCATAGCACCATTGAATTGCATATCAGATACAACAAGAACTGTGCTAGGCAACTCTTCTTGTTTAAGATTATTCTTAACAGCTGTATCTAAGATTAAATTGAATACACTCTCAACATTTGTTGTAGTGTAATCATTGTACTCACCTAATTTTTCTAACTTAGAAAATAATGTATCACAATCACTCAAGTCAACAATTTCAGGGCGACTGCTAAATGTAATAAACTTATTCTTGAAAGCTTCTGATTTATTATGTTGTGCTGTGTATACAGTTAAAGAATCAGCAATATCCAACACAGTCACATTAGTACCAAACGCACTACACATCATAGAACCACTGCCATCACGTACAACTAATATATCATTATAAGACTTAGGAACATCTTGTGCATCCCACAATGCCTCTAGAGTAGCATCTACCCCTTCTTTATACCCATAACGATGTGCTTCATATTTATTCACGATATCATACAAGAACATTTTATTAGCATTAATCTTAGTCTCACCTTTAGACAATGATTCTAAATATTCTGTACGTCTTTCACCATCATGCTTTAAGAATGCATTACGATAAATTAAGTTAGCCTTAGAAGTTACATGAGGATAATCAATCTCACTCCATGCATTATTAGACATTTTGCATTCAACAACATCAATGTTTTTACGTAAAGCAGTTAGAATTTTACGATAATCTTTAGTAGAAATCTTTAATGCTTTTCTCAAACGAGTCGCAAGTTTACGAGTCTTTCTAGAAGAAGTGTTTTCAGATGGCATCCACTTAGCCAAAAGAGATACACTCTCACCATTTCTATGATACACTACGTCTTGACCTAATTGTGTTTTTAAATAAGCAAGAATAAACTTCTTAGAATCATCGTTTGTTGTTTTATCCCATACAAAGATAAGGTCATCAAATCTACCCAATTTCTCAAGTTTACCAGTATTAAGTAAAGAGAAAATTAAATCAGGGATATTGTTAGCAATCTGTAACAAGATTAAACGATAAGAAGAACGCTCTCCCATACCTTGATTAATATCACGTAGATACATTAACCATTTCAAAGTATAATTAACACTTTCATGTGCAGATTTTTTAAACAAAGAATAGATAGTATCTAATTCTCGTAAATCCCCTGTTGATAAATAATTAATAGCACTTTTACGCAACTTAGGTACTGAGTTGTTTAAATCAACCAATGCACTACCAGAAGTCTTATAAGAAATTGCACCATTAGTTGTAGTTGTTTTTTCATTCTTCGCTAGTAATGTCATGAAATCCATAATAAATCTCCTTTTTATTAATGAACGTAACTTGGTAAAATTAATTCTACCTCTAATAATCTATCTGTAATAAGTTTAGAATATTTTTCATAAAGACTTTGTGATTCTTTAAGAAATTTTCTTAAACCCTTATCACCATTATAAGCATCTTCTAAGACAGTTAATTGAAAAGAATAATACCCTAATAACTTATTATACATTTCATTATAGGTTAAACCCTCAATAATGAAACCCTCAGGCAATCTTAATACACTTTCAAAATCTTTCTTAAAGATACATGTGCTTATATTATCTAAAGCATCTTCAAAACCTATTTTAGCATTCTTCATTAAATCATCTAAAGAATACTCTACTTCTTCTATATCTACTTCAGACATAACAAAAAACACCTCTTGTACTCAACTACACCACTAATGTCATTATATGCTAAGATTATCCAATGAATAAAAATGACTTTTATATACTAGACGCAAGTCATTAAAATCCTTGTGATAAAATTGTGATGTAGCCACACTGAGTACAAGAGGTGAATTCTTTTATATGATATACGAATATACCATATACATTATTTCTTCTCTTTAACCATAGATTTTTAATAGCTGTATGCGTCTACTTTAATTTAAAAGGAGATTAAATTATGAACAAGACTCATTTGATTATTAAAATTAGCCATTATAACATCAAAATATTGCTGTTTGAGCCTTACAATTTACATCTCTATTTATATAAAATTATCACTATATTTTTCACAAGACTCAATTCTTTATTCCTCAAAGCATAAAAAGTTATTATTGCTGTATGAGCCTTAAAAATATAATATTAATAATAATCAAGTACTTCTAGACTCACTTTGTATCTTGTTTCCTGGAAAGATTAAAAGTATTATTGCTGTCTGAGCCTACATACTATTGATTATTTAATTTAAAAATGATAGGTTAGATACTACAAGTTGAAATAAGGAGTTCTTGATTCTTGAAAGACTTACTCAATTATTACTGTTGTTAGGTTAAGTTCTATGATGTAATATCTAACCCTTGACTATATATTAACACATACATTAAAGATATGCAAGTGCTAATTACAAAAATTTACTAAACTTTATTATCTAACAGGTCTACCATATTTACTTGCTACAGATTGAACAGAACCAACACCACTCTGTGTACGTTTCTTCTCTAAAGCACCTTGTACTACCTTATACATATTCAGTAATGTAGCTTGTGTATATGGTACATCTATAAACATATTTTTAACCCAAGTAGACATATAGCACTGAGCAATAATATTGAAATCACCACCATATGTATCTACTAATCTCTTAATATCAACATGCCTACAATCAAAACCACAGAATGACCTTAAACTTTCAGTCATGACTATAGACCAATCAGACTGCAGATTATCTTTAGGAATACTCAATAAATCATTGATAGTAGACAATACAGTATCCTTATCATTCTTATATGTAGCGATTAAGTAATCACAGAATAATGTAATAGAAGATTTAATACTATCCTTGAAATCTTCTTCCCCTAATAGGATATACTTATCTAGCAACATATGTGCATTACGCATATGCCCACCAGACCTATCTGCTATCAACAACTTAATATCTTCTGAAAGATTTAGATTCTTCTCTTCAGATACCTTAGTTAAATTATCTACTATAGCTTCTACAGGAACATCATTGAAATTAATCTCTAATGCTCGACTACGAATCGTAGGTAACAACTTTTGAGGGTCTGTAGTCGCTAGAATATAAATAGTTCTACCCTTAGTCTCTTCAAACATTTTAAGCATTGCTGCCTGAGCCGAAGAAGAAACTGTATGGACTTCGTCAAGAACGACAACTCTCCAATAATCACCATAAGAAACCGTAAATACATCACGCAACTTACGTATCTCTTCCACATTACCAACAATAGTAGAATCAAATTCATAATAAAAAGGTGAATTCAATAAATCATAGTTTTCATCTTTAATATTATTTAATTCCCTACCAACAATACGTGATGAAGTGGTGTTGTGATTAATTAACCCATTCGCTGTAAAAGCATGAGTATCAGCTACAGTTAAATCATACACATCATACTTATTGTATAATTCCTTTTTAGAAGAAACTCGTACAAACATATAATCATCTAATAAAGAATTAAATTTCTGCACCATCTCATCTTTACTAATGTCTACACCAACATCATTAGCAAGACTTACTATATTATGATAAGAATCTATAAGAATTGACTTAGTTCTACGATTAGTGATAAACCTACAATCATTACACCTAATATTCATAAAATGAGATAAAAGCATAGTATCTAAGTTATGATTTTCTTTAATTAATTGATATATTCTCCTAGCAACACTTCTTGTGTAATTATTATTAGGTATTTTTAATTTAATACTCTTATAATTAACAGAACTACCTAAAATAAATTTAAGACCAAAGGAATCTCTTAGTAAATTATCAACCAATCTCTGACGACTAAGAACATCTTGAACGTCTAAATAACTAGGCACTCCATTCGTAACTTTAATATTTGTAATAATACCCAATAAATAAAATAACTGTTGTAAATCCCTTGCTACTTTTTCACTAAAATTACCAAACTGATAAAACCCTTTAAGATAAAACTCACATATAGGTGTTAAGAAACCACAAATAAAATCTCTATTAGAAGAGAATACAAATTCAGGGACATCACAAGAATTACCAAAATAATCTCTCATGTATCTATTTATTCCTTTAGAGAATTCCACGTTGCTACCTAACACTTTATTATAATATTCATCTTTTAAGTTACCCATAAAACCATCATCACTATGATGAACGAAAATGAAACTATCAAAAGAATCATCTCCTTTATATCCACTTTCCAACAAGTTACAAAAGAAAGTACCTAATAAGTAACCCTTATTTCTTTCAGAGATATCATCTTTCATGAAATCATATGTCTTAGATTTATTATTAAATAAGATATCGTGATTTAATGGAATAGCAACATAATCATCTGTCGTAATTTCACTTAGCTTTTTCCACTGTAAACCATTACGACCACCATATACTTGAACTCTATGATTATAAGTACCAGTAATCTTAAAACGACCAGAACTAATCTCTATTACTTTCTTTTTACCACCATAGTAATAATGAGTCGCTTCGCTACCAACAACTCTTAAATGATTAGAAGAGATATCCATGAAACCTTCTTCATCATACTTTGGTGCATCTATTAACGAATCAATTCTTTTATACCCATCACTTGTATGTACCCTAGTATCACCAACAACGCATTTACCAGTACCAAAACTACCACAAAATAATAATACCTTAGGTGCATTCTCAGGGTTCTTTATAATAGCTTTTAATAGTTTTTTAGCCTCTTCTTGACCAGCCATATCATCTAAGGTCTTAGGTCTTAATTCCTGACTTAACATTTATTCTCCTTTATAGTATTGCAATTAGCTACATAATCCATGTTTAATATCTTCATGATATCATATGTAGTCGTTTTAGATAATATATTTATTACATTTGTATTACCTACATAACGACTAGAAGTGATATAAGATAACATAGTATAAGGTATAGCAAGATATTCACTCCCTAGAGCCTTATCTTTAAATCTAAACCCTTTTAAACATACTACTAACTTATTAGATACACGTAACCACCATTTAGGTATTAAGAATAATCTATCTACCCCAACAACAGATACCTCACACATGCTTGTAGAAATATCCTTAACATATTTAACATCACAAACAATAGCTTTACGATTATTTAATATACTCAAAGCAACCACCTCACAATAAAATTACTATATTTGTCTTATATAGAATATACCATAAATACCTATAATTGTAAAGTTATGTAATTAAAAACAAAAAAGAG